GCTGTAGTCCTGCTTGAGGAACCGATAGGAGATGAAGTAGAAGTCCCCATTCTTAGGAGCGACTCCTGATGGATTGAAGGTCTGGACATTTGCGGTATCCAAGACTCCAACCTTCACCGTGTTGGTTACAATGGTTTCCAACCCTGGGATGGCATAGTAAGGAATGCCTGGGTTCACATTGAAGGTCTGTGAGATCTCGAAGGTGAAGAATCCGCCTGAAGCGTAAGAACCATCCTTTGCAGGAAGGACACTGAAGCGTAGACCAGTCCGTGCATCGGTATAGGTCTGACCAGGGGTACCCGTACCCGAAGAACCCAGTGGGTTAGTAGAGGTGACTGTGAACTTGTCCGTAGCTGCTTCGCCATTGTCACCCGAGACACCAGGAGTAATCTGGGTACCCGTTTGAATGTTGAAAGCAGACGAAGAACCATCCACGAAGGTGATCGAGGAAGACACCCCAGTCACCAAGGAGGTGATCGACAAGAAGGTCTGACCATTGACCGTTGTTGTGTTTGCTACCGCACCCAAGGTATTCACTGTGGGGGCTGTACCAGGAGAACCTGCTGTGCCCCAGGAGGTCACTGCAAAGTTCGGAGTGGCCATGAGACGGTCAACAACTTCTTGTGCGGTTACTTGTGTCTGGCTTGTAAGGTCACCTTCATTGAAGCCCAGAAGGCTATTTGCGGAACCATTCAAGATCACAATCGAGGATTGTGTTGAAGACACAAGGCTCGTGATACGGACCTTGTTCAAGTTCGCAAGGGTGCCTACTGAGGCCGTACCCTGTGACGAAATCACAGTATTGATATCTGCAATGATCTGAGCAGCTGTAGAAGAAGCGCTGTTCAGAGTTACTTGGAAGTCAACACCATTGATACGAACCTTGAGGATATCGTTCAAACCAGCAGTGACAACGAAGGGTCCAGCATTGGTACCCAGCAAGGTTGCTGGCTTGTTCAGAGCACCTGGAGTACCATCAGCACGTTGGAAGGTCTTGAAACCCACAGAGGTTTCTGCTGTACCTTGACGAACTAGGACATAACTCTGGTGATCAAAACCACCTGGAAGTGCTGCAGGAACTGAGTAACTACGGAGGGCAAGGTACGAAGCCGAACCTACCGTAATTGCAGTTGCGAGGTAGTTGTTACTTACAGAATTGAAAGGAGCTGTAACATCAATTACTGCATTGATTTGAGTTGCAATCTGAGCTGCAGTCAAGGAACCTGCAGTCAAGACCACACTGACATCAACACCATCAATCGTGAGGTTGAGAATGTCATTGGTACCCGTTACAATAGCTACTGGGCTTGTGAAGGCTTTGCTAACAAGGTAGCCTTGGCTTGCTGTTGCAAGATTGGTCACCAGAGTTGCAGCACCATTGATAGCCATCCTCCAAGTTCCCGAAGAACTGTAGAAGGAATAAGGCTGAGCACCAAGGTTGGTGAACTCTGCATTCGAAGCAGGGGCTTGACCAAAGGTCACAGTCACCACTTCACTTACGGGAGCCCCACCTACGTGCATTGCATCAGGAACTTGTTCCGATCCACGTGGGAACTGAACAACATCACTGAGACCACCACCCTTACCGGTGAACCTGATTTGTAGCAAGTTCTTGGCAAGCAACGATGAAAGCACTTCGTACTGACCTTGACCAACGGGGCCAGCCACACGATTAGTGAAGATGTAGGTGTCGTCCGTCAAGCGGTTATAGTTGAAGGTAGCGTAGATGTTCCAATCCGGTTGAACTGGGTCACGAAGAGTTACCTTACGATTGACACCATCAACAGAAAGGACCTTTGCTGCAGGACGTCCAAGAGCATCCTGAAGTGTACGACCAACACGAACCGTAACAAGGTCTGGACGGTTGGTAATTACGTCTTGACGGCTGTTCGCAATGCTGTTATAGGTTTGGGTACCCAGTGCAGTGTCACGACCGTTACCAAGTGTTGGCACCTCAGGGAGGAGGAACACTGTGGAGCTTACCGTAACAGGCAACGAACTTGTGTCTGTGAACCTCTCACAAGGTACCAAGAACAACTTGTCATCCACCAAGGTGGGAATGATTTGTGACTCATTGAAAGGTGTTGCACCCGCAGTGGTCGTTGTTGAAGATACCGAGTAGCTACAACCCCAGTGGACGATAGAAACATCTGGAGATGGGTTCGACACCACGAAGTCTTGACCCTGAATGTAGTCTGAACGGTTCGGACTGATACCCGCTCGGATGACATTGGTCACCAAGGTGTTGGGAAGGTAATCGAAAGTGTCTTGCCAAGTATTAGACCAGTACGTGATGCGGACATCAGAACCTGGAGCAGGGGCATAAGGCAGGGTAACGATACCATTGGTACCATCCACTGCACTCACAAGAACCTGGTTACCATTGACCTTTGCCACAACCTTGGAAGGATCTGTCGTAGTCACTCCACCAGAGGTACCATCCACCATCGGGATCTGGAAGACCTTGAAGCTCGAGGTACGTGAAGTGGCCTGACCAGAGGTCAACCCAAGAACACCGTTCACAGAACCTGTACCAATAGACAGCGAAACCTGTGAGTTCAACTGAAGGTGCAAGGAACCATCATTTGAAGCAAAGACCGAAGTCGTCAACCCAGGAACCTGAGCTGAGTCAATCTGAGTCTTCAAAGAAGACACTGTGGTAGCTGAGCCATTCAACAGAACGACGGTGCTTTCTGAGCTACCATCCACCGTGAACTTAAAGACATCATTAACACCGGTAACGATGTTGAAAGGCTCATATCCAGGGGTAATGATCTTAGCAGTTGCTACGGTCACCTGGTCTGAGACGTTGTCCGTAAAAACGGTATCACCACGATGGAAGTAGTAGGTTACCCGAACAACTGAACCAGCTGCAGGGGGGACTTGAAGAGTGACATCTCCAGTGGAACCAAGGACTGAACCCACTGCCACCGGAACGCCATCCACCGTAACGATAACCGAACGGACATCGTTTGTGATTCGGCCAAAACCTTGACCGTCTACAATGGGGAAGTTACGAACACGAAGACGAGTGATGGTACCATCGGTAGCGCCCAATACTGGGTTTGAAGGGTTTGTGGCATCCACAACCCAACGCACAGCAGGGTCCTCATTGATGATTTGCTCGTCAAGAGTTGAGGACGAGCCCCTTACCAACTCAAGGTCGTCTTGCTCAAGCTCTTCTTGACCAACACCGACAATTACTGGGAGTCGTAGAGAGTTGATCAAAGAGGGAACGTCAGCATCAGCCACTGTTCTTGTATAAACGCCAGGGGGAACGTATGTAGACAGAGGTCCCAGAGTCATTCGATTCTCCAAAAATAAAGGTTATTTTATCTACATCTTTTCAGAGCCGAATCTCTGATTGGTGACATTGTCACATGAACTCTGATTTGATCTGAATCTAGGATTGGACTGAACCGAAGTCATCCTACTACCTAGTTTAAGACCAACACATTATTGATTTTTTGCCTTGGCTCTTTCCACTGAGACAGCATAGTCGACCAGCTTACCCCTAGCATCCCGTTGAGGTTGTGACATAGCGGCATACTCAACGTAACCCGGACCATCCAACCTGGCCAAGGCAGGGGAAGCCCCCACCTTACGAACTTCATTCTTGCACTTGTCACGATCTTTGTAGGCTTCCCACCGCTTATCAGCACTTCGACCAACAATCTTGTCTGCTGTAGGGTAGTCTTGATCATGCACCCCAGTATTTGTTGGAGTAGTCTTAGATTCAGCAAACCCAAATGCAAAGCCCTCAAACAGTCGAGGTGCAGGTTCTTTACAAGAAGGACAAGTATGCGTAGGGTGCTCCCCCATCTTCAAAGAACGCTCAAACCGAGTATTGCAATCTTGGCACTCAAAGATGTACTTAGGCATCTTAGCCCCCAATACGTTCATAGTCTACGTTGCGTCCTACAAAGATTGGGGAGGCTAAGCTCTGTAACCCTGAATTACTGTAGGCTTTAATTCCAGAAGGTGTACTACCCGTTCGATCTGGTGACATACCCTTTTCAGTAAGTACCGTAACTGTGGTACCCCTACTTAGAGTGAAGGGTAAAGGCTTGTGCATTTCCCAATCTGCTTGAAATTGAGCTGACATGGAAGCTGTGAAGAAGTAGATGTCCGCGTTCTCATCGTAGGACTCTTCTTCTTCACCCCCCATAGAGATGTCTACCAGTTCAAGACCCTCAGTAGAAAGACGTGACCTCTTCTCTCCCCACAAGGATAGGGTCAAGTAGTCAGCCATCTCTTCCATTTGCATAGGATCTTGAGCTATAACATCGAAGTTGAAAGATATCTCAAACTTCCCACCATAGGCTTCCGCGCTATCAACTCGATCGTTATAGACAACTACCGCCAACTTATCTCCAGGGGCACCCCTCTTACCAAAGGCCAATACAACACCTGGAAGGGTCTTAAAGTCTGCAGTGTTCCAAGACCACTCAATAGGCCCTATGGAGGCTACAGGGTACCTATAGTCCGCAGTGATGACTGATCCTGGTATCAACCGACCTACGATACTCACATACCCCTTACTGTCGATAGTGTAATCCCTACCTTCGAGGAGAGCATTCCTACGATTCTCCCACAACCTAACTGTACCACTAAGGGGGACATTGCGAAGTTGAGCACCTGACTCAATACCTGTGACAGCTTTAAGAAGTACTTCGTCGGTTATAGTGAGAAGTGGGTCTATAACGAAGGTACCTTTTCCCCCTACCGAGGTAGGGGCGGTAATACATTCCAAATAATAGACACCTGGAGGAGTTGGGGGAACCCCGCCATTGTTTCGAATAACATTGGCATCTTCCTTGGCCCACTCTAGAAGGTATGTAGGCTGGCCAACATAGGCCAACATCACATAACTTTGAACGATTCCAAGGTAGTTCTGAGCTGACAGCATCAACTTGTTGGTAGAAGCACCCTTTACCACCACCCCAAACTGGGGCCGCTCTTTGAAGGAGAACTTGTTTTGAATGAAGGGGACTGCCTTGTTGTAGACAGGATGCTTACTAAAGCTGTCCTGTATCTCCAAGATAAGCCTTCGTTTCAAAGCCCCAGACAGGTAGTAGAACATCTCAGCCTTCTTCGTGTTCTTGATTTGCAAGGACTAGAAGTCCTTCTGCAACAGCACACATTGGATCGGTAGCCCTTCGAACCACT